ATGGCTACATGATGGTTGGAATGTAATAAAAACCCATGTTGGTAATATCTAATCAACATAAAAATCAAAATTATTTTTATACTTTATGCTTGATTTTTGATGATCTACATGATATATTATGCATAATAAAGGAGAATCTATGTACGTTGAAACAATTCCTGAAACCATCACATACATTCATCAGATTAGAATCAAATACGACTGCCACGGCGAGGAACGTTGGATGAAATACTCCGACGCAAAAAAGAACTTCGAGAAGAACGGTGGCAAGCATATCTGTCGGAAATGCTGGCTGAAATCCGACGCCAATCCAGCCAAGAAGAAGGAAGTGCGTGAGAAAATGGCGGCGACCAACCTAAAGCGACACGGAACCGCTATTCCAATGAACAAAAAGGAGAATATCGAGAAGCGAAAAGAGCTTTTCAAGGACGAGGCGTTCAAAGTTCAATGGCTTGAAAAGCATAAGCAAACCGCATTGGAGAAATATGGTGTTGACCATCCAATGAAGACCCAAGAGGTTCAGGATAAGCAGAAAGCCACCATGCAAGAGAAGTATGGAGTTGATCATCCATATCAGTCGGAAGAGATTCTGGCAAAGATGAAAGCTTCCAACTTGGAAAAGCACGGTGTCGAGAACGTGGCTCAATTGCCTGAAGTTAGAATAAAGATGGCAAAAACCACATTGGAGAAATATGGGGTTGAGCATTACAGTCAGGTGCCAGATCATCGTGAATGGATGTCTGCTCATTGCAAAGATTGGTTGTCAGAAGCGTGGGCTAATTGTTGGGCTAAGGGAATTGAACGACCAGAGGAATGGAATAAGAAGCAAAGCATTACTATGACCCGATTGCTTCTCGAAGGAAAGCTCGTATGTTCGCACAAAGGGTCTATAAGAGGATACTACGAATCAACTAAGTGCAAAGACAAGAAACCATTTTTTAGGTCGCATTTAGAATTGCTGGTGCATTATCATCTAACTAAAAATGATAATGTGGCGTACTATCAATACGAACCATTCTCAATACCAATTGTTGATTCATATGGCAGAGAAAGACTATATGTGCCTGACTTTCAAGTTTTCTATATAGACAAGCCACGGCCAGTCGTTATTGAATGCAAACCAGAGTACATGATGGGCAATGGAGACAATCCATTGAAATTCGAGTGTATGCGGCGGTATTCAGAAGAAAATGAATTTGAGTTTGAGATTTGGACCGAAAAGCTAATTCATCAGTTTGGAGACTACAAAAAAATATTGGAATTGCCGGAAGTAACTAAAATTTGACAAATAAAAAAGGCTACCTTTTTAGGGGTAGCCTTTTTTATTTGATTTAGTACCCTAACGGATACCTAAAACTAAATCACAAAATTTGCAATCGAGAGACGGGCGTAGAACTTGGCACCTTCACGGAGCAACTTCTTACCGTATCTTGTCAAAATACCCTTACGTGGGCAGAAGGATTCTGGGTCGAGAACGACCGGTGTCTGTGTCAACGGGACGTATGGGCAGTAGAAGTAACCGCTGTCCATGTAGCTATCACCCTTATAGCCAAGTAGGATTTGTCCGGTTGGGAACAATGGGTCTTTGTATAGCTTCCAACGGTTGTTTACGCTACCAACGTATTGGATGCCCAAGCTGCTGGTGAATGTTTCCGATGGGGCTGGTGCGAAACCTGCTGTGGCTGTTTCGAAAATGGAGGCCACTTCAGGAGAAGTTACCAACCAGTTGCAACCACCACGGAGAGTCTTGCGGTGTACGACGTTGCTGATTTCAACAACCTTGATGTACAAGGATTCGTACTTTTCCTTGATGGTATCGCCCAACGAAGTGTTGAAGTCCCAAGCGGCGACTGTACCGGCGTTGTTTCTCAAGTCGGTCAAAACTTCACGGTCGATTTCCAAATTGATTTCTTGTGCGAGAACGGCTGTCAATTCAGCTTCAGCGTCCAAGTTGTGTTGCGAACGCAAGTCTTGCTGTGCTTCGTAGCTCCATACAGCCTTCAACTTACGGGTTTTGGCGGCAATTTCTTCCGACTCAACGACCAAGTTGATTTCTGGCAAGTCTGCATTGCATTCCATGTTGTATTCGTAGTTCATTACGGCATGGTTGTCGCCCGGAGCGGCATTCCATGTGAATGTCATTTCACCTGTGGTGACATTCAAAGTACCGGCAGTTACGAAGGTAGCTGGGGCACCAACCAACGAGAAGGTGAATACACCAGTCTCGGAAATTACGAAGGTCTGTACTGCTGTGGCACCATCATAGATCGTACCAGTGATTGTACCCGGCAGAATTGGGGTGTGTTCTAGTGGGTTAAACACCGACAATGTATCCAAACCGTCGTCAGTCGAGGTTGTCTCGTTCTGTACGAACTGGTGAGTATAGAAAATCGATAGGTTAGCATCACCGGAAGCCAATTGCTGCAAGCTGTTTACGTCATCGCCGGGGAACCCGCCGTTGTTGTCTGCTCCACGGACTGATCCCTTATTCGAAGAATAACGGAATCTCATGTAGTAAACAAGACCGGTTGGGCCAAGCAATGGTTGTACGGATACAACCTTGTTAGCAATCAACTGAGGATAGATACGACGAACCAACGGAATGCTGATTCTCTTGAACTGTGCGATGTCGCTTGTATCAGTTGCGACTTCGTTCATCAATCTTTGGTTTTCTAGAAGTACCGAGGTCGTGGCTCTTACGAACTTGTCATCGATACCTTCTAGCAAACCTGTCTTCTTCCAAAGCCCTTCCAATTCACGGGCTTCGTTCAAAAATCTGGCGTTTGCGTTCATAAACTATTAACCTTTCAGGTTATACTGATTAAGTTTGCTTGAAATTACTTCTTAGCTGGTTGCTTTTCGGTTGTCTTTACGCCGGACAACACTCTCATGACTGCCAAAGCGGCAGGGTCAAATGCCTCAGCAACCGTTGCTGTGGTATCAGATTCTTCGGTCTCTACTTCAGCAGCGTTGTTATTGAACTCAGCAATAACCTTTTCACGCTTTGGATCGAAGCTAGAGTTGCCCTTCCCCGTTACATTCTTGGCCTTATCAGCCCTTCTATTCTTGTCGTTCTCTGCGGCTTCACGAATAACTTGTTCGTTGTGACGAACTGATTCATTTAGCTTGGTATTTTCTGCGGATAGTCTTGTGGCTCTTGCTTCCAAAAGTTTGACACGACCATTAGCTTCTTGTACTGCCTTTTGTGCTTCAGCCAACTTAGTGCTGGAAGCTGCGGTGTATTGTTCGTCCGAAATATAATCGGAAACGTTTTCAATGATTTTATCCAGAACAACTTGCTTCTCTGCTGTTCTTGGGTCGCTCATGATGTCACGACGAGCCTGTTCGTAGATTTCCTTGCCCTTCAACTTGAGGAACTGGTCGAGCTTGTCAACCATGTAGTCTCTCATCTTGCCAAGGTTGGATTCGTACTGTTCGTACAAAGTTGTTTCCAACTTTTCCTTCTCACCCTTTTCAGCAAGAATCATTTGGTATGCTTCTTCGTAACCTTCGTCCAAAGTGGCTTGCATTTCGGCACGTTGGGTTTCGAGACGGTTACGCAAGTCTTCGATGATGGCGTAGGCTTCCTTGTAACCTTGCTCGGCTACCTTTTCGCCTTCCTTCACTTCACCAGAAAACTTTTCGTAAGCCTTGTCCAATTCGCTTTGAGCTTCGGCTTCCAACTCAGCCTTCAACTCGGTCTTTGCATCTGTCAAGTATCCCTTGATAGCAGCAGAAACTTCCTTGAACTGTTCATCCGGCAATGCCTTGCTAAGAGCTTCGAGAATTTTATCCATGTTTCCTATCCTCACTTCTTTAATTCATTGACTTGTTTTCTGATCAAACCGTTGAAACAAGCAAGAAGTATATTACTGTTAATCTTATCTACACTCCTAGCTTCATTTTTTACGGAATTTCTGACAATATTTTGCGGAATCACTACGGATTCACTGCTGACTTTCTTTTGGAAAGCCGAATAAGTTGAAGGATCGGCCACTGCGTCGAATGTAATCAACTTGTAGCTTTCACCGATAACCAAAATACCATCTTCGTTAACCTTGCCGTTACCAACTCCACGACTGCTGATTCCAATCCTGACGCCATCGTTAATCAATGCACGCAAGATTTTGCCAGCAGGAGTGTTTAGGATAACGCCCTCGCCCATGAGGGTGTTGTTTTCCCACCAGAGCTTTGTGATCTTGTGGGATGCGTTGGCAAAGTGAATAATAGAATCTTGAGGATGGTCCATTTCACCAATCAAACCGCCGCTGTCGATAGTCTCTTGGAGCTTCACGACGTTGCCGTTCAATACAGCGTAAGGATACATTCTCTTGTTTTTGTTGATTGCTTCTGCTTCTTGAAACTTCCCCCGGAACTTGAGAGGCTTGCCAAGATCGGTGGCTTCGTTTAAGCTGACCATTTCATTCAAAATGGCCCCGACACCACCGATAATTAGCGTGTCTTCTCCGTAAAAGTCACCCGGAGTGAAATCATTGTGTTCTAGAAGTATTTTATTTGAGAACTTCATCTTATTTCACTCCTTGGGTATTACTTGTCTACAACTAGGTCGGTTTCTGCGCCGTTCTTCATCTTGTAAGAAGATGGAGTTTCGGCCTTTGGCACATATGGGTTCTGCAATGCAGGCCATGTGTCTTTATCGCCCCAATGTCCGAGTAGATCGCTATCGGCATCAATTGTCTTTTCGCCCTTGATTTCGTAAGAGCCGAATGGTTCTGGTACATACGGGTTCTTCAACTCTGGGTATGTATCGCTACCACCAATGTTGCCGTAGCTGTTGTTTCTCATCTGGTTGGAAATCTTGCCACCAACTGTCTTGCCATCGCTGGCAGGAGCCGGGTCGCCCCAATCACCGGAGAAGTCACTTGATGGTGCGTAGGAATGCTTTGCATTCTTGGCCATTTGAGGGTGATCGCCGTTGATGGTATCGTGTGGAGTGTTAGAAACGTCCCAACCATGTGTTTCCAAGTTGGTTTCAATGAAATTCGTCAACCATTCTGTGGCTTCAGAAGCAACTTCCAACTCTGGTTCAACTTCCTGATTTAGAATTGCGGACAATTCTCTCAAGTAATTGACTGTTCCAGCCTTGAGGTTGAGGTTGTTTTCCTTGACGGCCTTCTCGTGAATGTTTCTCAAAGCGTTGTACAAGTCTGCGAATACTTGCATGTCCAATACGTTGGATTCATCAAGCTTCGGGTAGAATGTATCAACAACTGCCTTGAATTCAGCATAAGCATCCTTGGCACCTTCCGATACCTGTGCGTTTGCCAACTTCAAAATCTTTTCTGTTCTGTCGGTGTAAACACCGTGAGCAGTGCGGAGAACGGCTTCAGCCATGAATTCGCAAGTCTGATCGTCGTAGTTTGTAGCCTTGACGGTTTCGAGTGCGGTCTTGATGGACTCGGCCAATTCCGATTGAGTTAGGTAAAGAACAGCAGGGAACTTGCCGACGATGTTTTCCAATGTCTCTTCCAACTTGTCATTGTCGGAAACATTATTGTGTCTCTTCAATTCAGCAATAGCCTTGCAGAATTCGTTATTTTCAGTCATCATCTTGGCACCATTACGCATAACCTTCACGTCGGTGTCCATTGTCTTCCAATCGAACGAGAGCATCTTGTGTTCGTTTCTCAAGTGCGAGGAAGGAATCTTAATTGCAACTACATTACCCTTGTCGTCAAATGATACATGGGATTCCTTCAGAACAGGGCCGAATTCCTTGTATTCGATATAACCGACAACGTTTTCACATAGATTTGACCATTCTTCGAGCTTCTTCTTCTTGGACTTCATGAATGGAGGAAGTTTCTTGTCGTCGCCGCCAAGCTTCTTCTTGTTCTTCATCATCTTGTCTTTGAATGGCAACTTATCTTTCTTGCCACCCTTCTTGTCCTTGTGCTTCTTGTCTTTCTTGCCGAAAGGCATGAAACCTTCAGTCAATGTACGACGGATGTAAGGCATAGACATATATTCCAAGAACAAGTCTTCAGCCTTCTTTTCCTTATCGTCCATCAAGGATTCGAGCATATTGCCGATAAGTTCCTTGGATGCTTTTTGCTCTGTGGTTTCATCAAGAGCCATTTCTTCGATGGCATTGAGTTCAATGTGGTCTTTTGTTACGACATAATTGGCGTTAACAAATGTACCCTTCAATGTTTCGAAAACAACACTGTCTTTGTTGATTGACTTGAGGCTAAGGTCGTCTTCACCAATAGCCTTTGCAATGATCCCTTCGGCTTGAACCAATTCCGATTCAGCGTGGGAAATCGATTCGTTCTGAATTTTTTTGAACGTATCGTAGCTAACGAGTTTTCTTCTCATATTTTTTTAACTCCCTATTTGCATCTAAGCCTGTGAAGATGCCCTGTCTGTGGTTATATATAGCCGTGAGGCTTCATTTTTATGAACGCCTTTTAGCAAATCCGATCATTTACGGATTGATTACGCTAAATATAGTTATGCAGGAGGTATTATGAAACGGTTCGCAGATTTTATTAAATTGCGGGAAAATCAGGACTTGGATGGAGAAAAGACTGAAATTCTCCACAGAATCGTGGATGCGGCGTGGCAGAAGCACCGTCCGTTATTCAAAGAATTATTGGACAAACTAGCTAATAACGATCCTGATTTGGAGCGTGAAATCAAAAAGTTAGGCGGGGAGGGCAGCAACTTGGATGATCCAATGAAGCGGTTCCATAGCAATCCAGACAAGGATGAGGTCAAACCGCCCGAGGCGGATGGCAGTCCCGGATTAGGTGAAGATGGTAACGATGGAATGTAAACAAAAAAGGCTGCCGAAAGGCAGCCTTTTTTGTTTTAGTAGGTGAATGGTTCTTCTCGATCCATTTCCATGTCATATGACTGTAGCTCAAGGTCGAACTTTTGAATGTCATCTTCCGAAGGTTCTGGAAGAGGAATGACCTGACCACCTTGATTTGGTTCGGTCTTAAAGCTCGGAGCTTCTGGTGGCATACCCGGAGGCGGTGCCATTCCACCACCGATATCTG